GCTTTGATCGAATGGGCATGCCTGTTATGGGCGGCCCTCCTCCAAGAATGGGAGGCTTCTTCAACCCGTACCAACAAATGCCAAGAATGGGCGGCGGTTTTTTCGGCGGCTTTATGCCAAGGTTTAAGCGTAGGGCAAGACCAGCAATGCCAGATTACTCTGGTCAAATAACCAGCTTGGAAGAAAAGATCAAGGCGCTTCAAGAGCAGTTAGCTGCAAGGCAAACTGGTTCTGCTATGCCAGCATCTATGCCAGCATCTATGCCAGCAACTAGACCGACCACGGCTTCAAGCTTGATCCCTCAAGTTGATCCAGTGGCTCTCAAAGAGCTGCAAGATCGCGTAGCTGGCTCTGGAATACCAACCCCTAGGCCAGCGCCAGCTATTCCTATGCCGGGACCATCAGGCATGGAGGGCTTAGGTTTGGATCTTGCCGAAATACCGATGGGACGCGGAAGAATGGGTAGAGGGAAAACTATGGTAAAGCCGTCATCGGTTGAGCGATTACCATTTGTCCCTAAAAAATTACCTTCTCAAATTGACTCTATGGGGCGAGCGGCAGCGCCACTGACTAGAGGTCCGGTTAACGTAGCGATTAACAGTCCACAGTTAGGAATTGGAAGATTAGGCGCAAGGATGATTGGATAATGGCAAAAGAAAAGCTAAACAAAGTAATTAAAGGTTTGAAGAAAGCCAGCAAAACTCACGCTCAGCAGGCTAAAACTTTAAGCACGATTAAGATGAAAGAAGGTGGCAGCATACCTGATAACGTGAAAAACCCTTCGCTTTATTCAAAAGCTAAAGCTAAAGCTAAAGCAAAATTCGATGTGTATCCTTCAGCCTACGCTAACGCTTACATGGTTAAAGAATACAAAAGAATGGGCGGCAGATACGCGGCTGAAGGCGGAGCAATCAGAAAAAACGGTGGAGGCGATGTGTCACTAAAAGCAATACCAAAAGGCAACAAAGGCCTTGGCAAGCTGCCTACTAAAGTTCGTAACCGCATGGGTTACATGAACGGCGGCGGCACGGTTAACAAAAATATTACAATGGTTCAAGGCCGTGGTTGTGGTGCAATTGACCCTAGCAAACAAAAAAAGACTAGAGTGCCTAGAACCTAATGAGTTTAAAAGATTGGTTTGGCAAGGGATCAAAAGGTGATTGGGTTGACATTGGCGCTCCTAAAAAAGATGGCAAGTTTCAGGCGTGCGGAAGGTCTTCTGCAAAAAAATCAAAACGCAAATACCCCAAGTGTGTGCCTAGATCCAAGGCAAACCGAATGTCGAAAGGTCAAATTGCGTCTGCGGTTAAACGCAAAAGATCCAAGCGGCAAGGCGTGGGCGGCAAGCCGACTAACGTCAAAACATTTGCAAGCAGTGGTGGTATAATCAGCAACCAATCGAACATGGGTTTGTTTGGTAGAATTTAGGAGATAACAATGCCATCGAAAAAAACTGGAAAAAACATCAAGGGCGCGGATATAAAGCAGGTAGCAAAAAAGACAAAAAAAACTTTGGGCAGAGCGGGTGATGTGGCAAAAAAAATAAATCAAATTGCCGCAAAAAAAATAGCGGTCCCTTTGTCTAGAAAAATACTGAACAAAAAAATTGGTGGTAAAATAACAAAACAATCGAACATGGGTTTGTTCGGGAGACAGTAGGAGTCACTATGAATAAAAGAAGCAAGATGGGTTCTAACAAAAGAATGATGAACAAGGGCAATCCAGTCAAGATGGTCCGCATGATGAATAAAGGCGGAGCGGTAAAAACCCCTCAAATGCTTAGAGAAGGCGGTGTTACACAAAAAGCCATGATGAAAATGAATAAAGGCGGGACTGTTAAAAAAAAGCCAACACCATAAATGGCTTATCTACAATCCAACATTCCCTACTTTAAATGTTGGGTTCGCAAAGAGTACACCCACAACCACGAAAAGTATCACGGTGAATTCATTCACGCGATGGCGGTTGCGGTTACAACCATGCCGACAAGGTGTCTTTCGTTTCAGTTAATTTTTACCGGAGCGGAAGTTGACACAATAGAAAAGAACGTACATGGCGGAGCCATGTGGGCAAGAATGCCAATCACTGGTTTAGCTGCCGACTCGGATTATGAAGGCTGGCCAGAGCCTATGCCAGTTTGGGCAGCTCAGCCTTGGGATTGCTCATCTCACAATCACTCGGTTTATGTGATTGATCGAGCAACGCCTTGCCCTTGGCTTGCCAAAATAGACGGCGAGTTCTATCCCGCAAAGTATTACTTCACAGTAGATTATGCGGAAAACGAGATAGCAGATGATCCGGCGCAGCACAAACAATCACACGTTTTAGAGCTGCTGGATGCTGGCAAATGGACGGGCAACATTGTTGCGCTCCCAAACAACAGAGTGCGAGTCACGCACCCAGCTTGGTTCACGGTTGGTGAGGGTGCGCCAGACTTCAAGCCGTCCCAGCACATCCACTACTCAAAAAGCGAACTTGATTATACGTTGGATGTGAACAAGGTTTTTGATAACCTGTATGCTCCTGAAGAGCCTGTACGCAAGAAAAAGCGTAAAAGGAAAAAATAATGGCGGTAAGTGGCAGTAAAGATTTTGAACCTGATGTAGCAGAGTACATCGAAGAAGCGTTTGAGCGTTGTGGCTTAGAGCTTCGTACGGGTTACGACTTAAAGACTGCACGCCGCAGTATAAACTTGATGTTGGCAGAATGGTCTAACAGAGGTTTGAACCAGTGGACTGTTAAGCAAAAAACTGTCTCCATGGTTAAAGACACCAAGACGTACAATATTGACTCTACCAACGCTACCGCTCCGATTGATGTTCTAGACGCTTTTGTTAGAGAGTCGATTGGCGGTAGTGATGTAGACATGCCGATTAGCAGAATCAATCGAGCAGAGTACGCGAACATTACGAACAAAAGCACAACAGGAAAACCAAACCAGATATTTGTAGATAAGCAAATAACACCAACAATTTCGGTTTGGCCTGTGCCTGACAAGAATTCTACCTATGTTATTCACATGAACGTGTTGACTCGAATGGACGATGCTGACGCAGCAACCAATACCATGGACGTGCCATTTCGGTTTTACCCCTGCTTCACCGCTGGACTCGCCTATTATATGAGTTTGAAAAAAGCGCCTGACAGAACTGGCATTTTAAAAACCTTGTACGAAGAAGAGTTCCAAAGAGCTATGTCCCAAGATCAGTCTAGGGCATCGTTCAGAATTTCACCAAATCTTGGCGGGTATAACTCGGCTTAGTTATGGCATTTGCAAGCGGCAAACATGCGTACGGAATCTGTGACATAACAGGGTTTCGCTACAAGTTGCGTGAGATGAAAAAGACATGGGACGGCTTGTTGGTTGGTCCAGACCAATGGTCACCAAAGCACCCTCAGCTTCAGCCTAAACCACACAGGCCTGATCCTGAAGCTTTGAAAAATGCGAGGCCAGATACACAAGATGATAACAATGCATTTGTCTTGTACACAAATGTGGACAAAGGTATACTTGGGACCAAACTAGATACCTACGAAATTACAGTGGGTCTAGGCGAGGTAACCATAACGATATCATGAGCTTTACACTGGCAACTTTAAAAACGGCTATTCAGGACTACCTTGAGTGTACTGAATCTTCGTTTGTTACAAATCTGCCCACTTTTATCAAAGAGGCGGAGTCTAGAATCTTTAAACTGGTTGAGCTTCCTAAGCAACGCAAGAATGTGCAGGGAACGCTTACCTCCAGTAATCGATTTTTGGCAACGCCAACTGATTTTTATGCGCCGTTTAGTCTGGCGATTATATCAAGCAGCACCTATGCGTACTTGGATTACAAGCATCCTTCTTTCATGAAAGAATTTGCTCCTTCTACTAGTACAACTGGTCAGCCTAGATATTATTCGCTTTTCGATGATACGGCTTTTGAGGTTGCGCCAATGCCTGACGCAAACTACACGGTTGAGCTTCATTATCTACACAAGCCAGCGTCTTTGACGGCTGGA